CCGTACTATTACGGCTGGTCCTACCGCTGCCTATTATTGGGCGCGATATATCCAAAAATTCCTACACGGTTTTCTCCGAAAACATCCGATCTTTAGCTTGATCGGTGAGCCACTTACCTTGGCACATATCCATGCGACCTTCAATGTACCCTTGAAGCCTGGAGAGATGTTTATTTCGGGTGATTACAAGTCCGCTACGGATCTGATTAGTTCAGTTCTTTCTGAAGCATGTGCTCGTGCTATTGCAAAAGAGACTGATATGCCTGATCATATCCGCGATATATTTATTCGTTGCCTGGTTAACCATGTGGTTGTTCTTCCCGGCAATAAGAAAATTGATCGCAAGCGGTCTGAAGCAGACCAACGCAATGGACAATTAATGGGATCACCTGTGTCTTTCCCTGTCCTTTGCATTGTGAATGCCGCCCTTACACGCCGCGCCTTAGAAATTCGCGCGGGTCGTAAGCTGAAACTTTCAGAACTCCACATCTTAATCAATGGTGATGATGTCGCATTCATTACTGATGATGTGGGTTATGAAATTTGGAAAGTGGTTACCGCTACGGGTGGCCTTCAGTTTTCAATTGGTAAGAACTTTACGTCTACCAAGTTTATTCAGCTCAATTCCTGTCTCTTCCAACTTCGGTCTAATACTAGATCGCCGATGCCAATGGTTGAAAGCGGAAAACGACGGGTAAAGTATATTAAGCCTATCGAGGTGGTGACTGTTGTCACTGATGAAAAACGGTATTCGATCGGAAATGGAGAAAGCGTCACCCAACTTTATGGTGATTGTGATTATCGTCCTTTTCGAGCCGTCCCACGAGAAATCGTGGTATTAAATTCATCTCTCGGAGAGTATCGCTGTTCGGACTTTAAATCCGGCGATTTCTCTCGCTTTTCTGATACTTCGTGTAAGTTTCTACAACTCCCCAATCACTGCTCATATGAGGAAGTTATTGATACCAATATTCATTTGCGAATGGCCGACCCTGGCCTTGTTGCATTAGGAATGAACGTTCATTTATATGAGCAGCCCGGTTACTGGGCTGCTCCACGGAACAATTGGTACGTAGAAAATTGGCAAAATCCTGATTATCTTGGCCCACAGAATCGATTCGACTCATCTCTCGTC